CGGTAGACCGACGACATGGAGTAAGGCGCTAGAGAAAAAGGCGTGGCAGTATGTTAACGGTGGCTGGGAAGAGCAAGGCGACCGCACCCCTTCGGTTGTTGGTTTATGTGGCTATATTAACCGCTCCAGGCGCGTTATTTATAAGTGGGCGAAGCATGAAGATAAGCAGTTTGTTCACATCTTAGACAGCGTTTCCGAAAAACAAGAGGCAGAATTGCTAAAACATGGCCTTTCTGGCGACTTTAATTCGACTATCACAAAGTTAATGTTGACTAAGCACGGCTACCATGATAAGCAGGATCAAACGATTGCGGGCCACGACGGTGGGGCAATCAAAACGGATAACAAGTACACTATTGAATTCGTTAACGCTGACGATAACCCGATAATCAATGCCGAAAGTAAAGATTAATAGAAAGTTAGAACCAATCTTTACTGCCAAGCAGCAGATTATTGTTGTTATCGGTGGCCGTGGCAGCGGCAAGAGCATTGGCATTGGCGACATACTCACAATCAAAATGGATACTGAGAACGCGGATATCTACTGCTTGCGTGAATTTCAAGATAGTGTTAATGATTCGGTTCACCGGGTTTTTCAAGACTCTATCCGCGAGCGGCTACAGCTAACCGGTTGGGACATCCAAGAAAACAAGGTTATTGCCCCTGGTGGCGCTCGCACTAATTACAAAGGCGCAAATCGCAATCCTGACTCGATGCAATCAGCCCAGGGTTACAAGTATTCATGGTTTGAAGAAAGCCACCGGGCCAGTCAGAATTCGCTAGATAAACTACTTCCTACAATTCTTCGTAATCCCGGCGCGAAATGTATTTTTACAGCTAACCCACAGTCAAGCGCAGACCCCTTCAGTCAACGATTTATCAACCCGTATAAGCGCCACATTGATAAATACGGTTTTTATGCTGATGACCTACATTTGATAATAAAGTGCAACTGGCGTGACAACCCATGGTGGAATGACGAGCAAGAGGCGCTCAGAAAGTGGGATTTTGAAAACCTCAGTCGGGCAAAGTATCGATGGATTTGGGAAGGTGATTTCAATGATGAAGTTGAAGACTCAATCATCAAAGCCGAATGGTTTGACGCGTGCATCAACGCACATAAAAAACTACCTGCGATTAAGCCTCGCGGAGCTGTCATATGTGCTTATGATCCCATGGATGATGGTGGGGATGCTCATGGTTTTGCTGTTCGCCACGGCTCTATTATTACGCGGGTGTCTTGTCGTGATAGCGGAGAAATTGACGAGGGATGCGACTGGGCAACCGGCGAGGCGATTAAGCACGGTTGTGATCTCTTCACTTGGGATCTCGACGGTATGGGCACCGGACTTAAAAGACAAGTGGACACAGCTTTCAACGGCAAGAAGGTTGAGGTTAGTGGTTTTCGCGGCTCATTGTCGGGGATCGGTCAAGATAACGGCGATAAGAAATTGGGCGAAAAGACATACGCGGAAACTTACAAGAATAATCGAGCGCAATACTACGATGCGCTAGCTAAGCGCTGCTTTAACACGTACCGGGCAGTTGAGAAAGGTGAGTACATCGACCCGGACGAAATGATAAGCTTTGATTCTATGGGTATCGAAGATATTGACAGGCTACGGTCGGAAGTTTGTCGAATTCCGACAAAGCCAAATGCAAACGGCCTAATCCAAATCATGAGCAAGCAGGACATGAAAAAAGAGGGCATAGCATCACCAAACATGGCAGATGCTATAATGATGACTATGATCACCCCGAAGCCCAAAAAACAATGGGGTAAATTAAACTATCAAAAGGTAGGTATTGCGTGAGTATAAAGCTGCAAAATGATATCAAGTTATTGCAAGATCGTATCGAAAAGCTAGAGCGGATCATAAACAAACTAAACCCAGAACCGCGCAAAGTTGCGGGCGTTTCTGACCCTGACCCTAAGCCGGTAAAGCGCACTAGAGCGAGTAAATAAGCATGCCAATGTCAGATAACGAATTGCTAGCGATTGTGAACGATGCTGAACGCGACGCGCTTCGCTACGCTGGCGAATGGATAAGAGAAAACGAAGATTACCTAAAACGCTATTATCGGATGCCTTACGGTGACGAGGTTGAAGGGCAGTCACAAGTCATTAGCTCTGACGTTGCTGATGTTGTTGAGAGCGATATGCCGTCTCTTGTGCGTGTGTTTTTAGGCGCGAAAGACATCATGCAATTTGAGCCTGTTAGTGGCTCAGACGCAGATAAACGGGAAGCGCTCGAAAAGACCAAGTACATTAATCACATTGTTAGAAATCAACCGGATTCGTTCAAAACGCTCCATGACTGGATGAAAGACGCTGAGATTCAAAAAATGGGGGTGGTGCGCTTTGGTTATGAAGAAAACGAGCGAACAGATACCCTAGAATATGACAACTTTTCAGACGATGAGCTAGCACAGCTAGAAGTTGAGATGAACTTGGAGCGCAAAAAGTGCTTTAAGATCGAGTATGTTGGCCAAGACACTAACGAGGACGGAACTAATTATGTTCAAGTGCGTAAAACGTGGATTGAGAAAGGCTTATATGTTCGCGGCGTTCCCACGGAAGATTTTATTATCAGCAGGAACGCGAGTTGTGAAGATGATGCTGAGGTCATCGGCCACGCTGAGCGTGTTACAAAAGGGGAGTTGATCGCGGCGGGCTATGATGACGCTATGGTTAAGGGCTTGCCGTCGGTAGATAACGACGAAGGCGGCGAGGATGATAGAAGTAACCTCCCAACAATTCGCTTCAAATCCCAAAACGGGTATAAAACAGATCAAGACGTGAATCACTGGGCGAGCGAATTGGTTGACGTGAAATATCTGTATATCAATGTTGATTTTGACGGTGACGGTATAGCCGAACGGCGCTACATTGTGAAGGCTGGTAACCGCATTATTGAAAATGATCAGTTTGATATGGTGCCTTACGCTATGTTGAGCGCGGTTTTAATGCCTCATAGTGCAATAGGTCGCGGGCGTGCTGAACAGGTTATGGATCATCAAAGGGTAAATACAGTCCTTTGGCGGCAAATAATGGATAACGTTTATAGGGTTAATAATGGCCGCGTTGTTGTTAATGACGAGCAAACTAACATCGATGACCTGTTGACCGTTCGCCCTAATGGTATTGTGAGAACAGAAGGCGATCCACGAAGCGCGGTAGCGGCCCTTGAAACGCCTTACATCGGTAACCAGGCATTGCAAGTTGTTCAATATATCGACACGCTGCGAGCGCAAACCGTAGGCCAGCAGATAACGAATCAAGGCCTGGAGGCTGACCGATTCCACAGAGAGACAGCCACGCGCTTCGAGGGTGTTCAGGATGCGGCCCAAGCTAAGATTGAGTTAGTGGTAAGGTGCTTTGCTGAAACGGGCTATAAGAAGCTGTTTAACGGCCTGGCGTGGTTTGCGGCAAGGTATCAGGACGAAGAACAAGAAATTATGGTTTTAGGTCAACCTATGACCATTAACCCTAAGCGTTGGACTAATAATAATTATGTGAGCTGTAATGTCGGATTAGCTGCGGGTGATGACGACAAGATTTTAGCGAACATGGCAACGTTATTAACAGTGCAACAACAATTGCAGGCTAACGGCTCGCCGCTTGCCGATTCTTTAACAATTTACCACACGCTTGAAAAGATGCTGCAAGCTATGGGTGTTGGGCGGATTAATGATTTCATAAATAATCCTGAAGTGCCGGCGCAAGTGTTACAAGCGCAAGTTGAACAACTACAATTGCAGAATATGCAAATGCAACAGGCATTGCAGCAAGCGTCCAATCCGTTTTTAGCGCCCGAACAGATGCGAGCAGAAGCCAAGCTTATCGAGGCGGAAGCAAAACAAGAAACTGAGATTGCTAAAATACTGGAAGATCAACGTCAATTTGACGAAAAACTAAGGGCTGACATGACTCAAAAAATGGCAGACTTGGAAGCGAAGTATACGGAGCTTGAGCTAAAATATAATCAGGATGTGCCAGGTGGTAGAGTATGACAAACGATGAAAAAGAAGCGGAACGCGGCCGATTAGCGCGTGAAGTCTTAGAGAATTGTGTATACAAAGAGGCCTATGTTATGCTAAGGGCCAAGCTATTTGAGGAATTCCAAAAGACCAAGTTTAAGGACAGCGCAGAGCGTGACGAAATTTGGCGCAAACTCCAAGTGGTAGACTATATTGAAAACCACATGGTTAAAGTGATGCAGTCAGGGAAAATTGCAGAAGAAACCCTACTGCAAAAAACTAAGAAGGTTTTAAAATATGCTAGATAATCTTGGTCAAGAACCTAGCCAGCAAGAGATTATAGAAAGAATCAAAAACATTGGTGCGGAGCCTGAGCCAGCGCCAACCGGTGCCAATGTTGATGATAATACCGACGATGAAGAATATGAAGTTGTCGAAGAGTTGGAGGAAGAAGCCGAAGAAGTACACGAAGAAGCCGAAGAGGAACTTTTTTACGAGTTGGACGGTGAAGAAGTAAGCCTTAATCAGCTTAAAGAGTGGAAAAGTAACGGTTTAATGCAATCTGACTACACCCGAAAGACGCAAGCTTTGGCGGATGAGCGCAAAGCCCTTGAAGCTAAGCTAAGTAAGATCAATGAAATCGAGTCACAGTTTAATGACAAAATTTCAGCTCTTGATGCGTTGCTCGGTAATGAGGAAGCCGAAATAGATTGGGAAGAACTCGCTGAACATGACCCCTCCGAGTATTTGCGCAAGCAGCGGGCCATTGAAGCGAAACGAACCAAGCTAAACGAGGCTAAATCGGTAAAGGAAAAGCGCAAACAGGATAAGATGGCAACTGAAAGTCAAAAACTGCTAGATTCTATGCCTGCTTGGTCTGATCCTACAGTGCAAGAAAAAGAGTATGGCTTATCGCTTAAAGCTTTGGGTGATATTGGGTTTACGGCAGATGATTTGGCAAGCGAAAGCATGCTAGACCATAGGCTATATATGCTAGCGCACAAGGCTGCTAAGTATGATGAGCTGCAATCGAAAAAGCCGACTGTTAAGAAAAAAGTCGCTAAAGCGCCTAAAACTGTTCGCGCGGTTAAGGGTAAATCAAAAGGCCGACCCAGTGAAATGGACGAAGCCAAAGCCAGGTTGAAACAATCTGGAAGTAAACAAGATGCGCTAGCAGCGCTCAAGCTTTTATACAAATAGGTGAATACAAATGGCTCAACCATCCGATACTTTTAGCTCATATGATGCGGTGGGTAACCGCGAAGATTTATCAGATATCATCACAATGATATCTCCAACAGCAACGCCTTTTATGTCGGGCATTGCTCAAAAGCCAGCCACTTCCACCAAAGTTGAATGGCAAACGGACGCACTGGCAGCAGCTAGCGCAACCAACGCAGTAATTGAAGGTGATGACGCTACCACAGACGCATCAACCGCCACCACTCGCCTTTTCAACTATACCCAAATCAGTGACAAGGTTGCTCGTGTAACTGGTACGCAGCGCGCAGTTGATTCAGCCGGTCGCGGTGACGAAATGGCCTATCAGGTTATGAAGCGCGCAGAGGAGTTGAAGCGTGATGTTGAAAGCTCTTTGCTGGCTAACAATGCTCAGGTAGCTGGTAACGACACTACGGCCCGTGAAACCGGCGGTATTGGCTCTTGGATTGCTACCAATGACGATCTAGCTGGCGATGGTGCAAGCCCAACTGGTGACGGTTCAGACGCCCGTACTGATGGTACGCAACGCGCATTCACTGAAGCTCAGCTTAAAACCGTTTTAGCGGCGTGCTGGGATCAAGGCGGCGAGCCTGACACCATTATGCTTGGTTCTTTCAATAAGCAAGCGCTCAGCGGCTTTTCGGGTGGGGCGACTCGACAAATCAACAGCGATGACAAGAAACTGGTAAACGCTATTGATATCTATGTTGGTGATTTTCAGGATTTAATTGTAGTGCCAAACAGGTTCCAGCGTTCGCGCGATGCGTTAGTGCTTGAGATGGATAAATGGGAAATGGCTATGTTGCGCCCATTCCAGAAAGTGGCACTCGCTAAAACTGGCGACACTGAGCGCGAACAAATTCTAGTTGAATACGCTTTATGCGCTAAGAATGAAGCGGCTAGCGGACTGATCGCAGATTTGACAACCTCATAATTCTAGGGGCTTCGGCCCCTACCTTTTTGGAGCTTAAACATGGCTACACACAATTTAATTGAGGTGGTGTTAACGGGCGCAATCGTTGATGTGAGTACCGCCGACCAAATTTATATTCCAGTGCCTACCGGTTTTGCTGGTGATATCGTGGAAATTAGAGCGGCTATTGATGCGGCTATCACCGTGGCTGACGCTACCCTGACGCCTAAAATTGGTGGCACTGCTATGACTAATGGTGCCGTTACCGTAGCGCAGTCAGGATCAGCGGCAGGTAGTACGTTTGTCAGCTATCCAACGGGTGCGCGAACAGTAGCGCCAGGAGATGCTATCGAAATTGAAACGGATGGTGGATCAACCACCACCGCTAAATGCAATATCACTCTAGTTATTCGACGCTAAAAGGTAGGGGTTAACGTGAAAGGCCAGTTATTTGATGTTAATGGGGATATTCTAACTACGTTTCATTATGATGAAATGGAGGACAGAACCCATCTAAGGACTATCCAGGATGTTAACCCCTATCTCCATCGAAACGCTATTGAGCGCAACCACCAAAACCAGCGCAACAATGACGGGTTGCAGAAAATCGCATCTGTACCGTTGAACGTCATTGAGGAATGGCGAAAAGAACTAGGTAGTGACCCGCTTTCAGTAGATAATAGGGGTTGGTTAATGAAGCGTTTACACTCCCCAGAATACGCGTATTTACGCACTAGAACGGGTAGGTTCATTTAATGGCTATTGATAGTTATGATAATTTAAAGGCCGCTATTGTAGACTGGTCGCACCGAAATGATATGACGCCTGGTAGATTAGATCAGTTTATTGATTTGGCAGAAGACGCGATGTTTTCTAGCCCGCTAATGCCGTTAGAATTGCGGCAAATGGAAACCAAAAGCGAATTAACTGCTAGCACTTCCAGCCGGTTGCTTGCTTTACCATCCGACTATTTAGAAATGCGGCGTCTTAAAGTCAATCTATCGGGTGGGGATTGTGATATCCAATATTTAACACCTGAACAGCTACCTATTGCAGGTACCAGCGGTATACCTAAGTTTTTTACGGTAACGGATCAAATCGAGTTCGACCGCACCCCCGACAGCGCTTACACAATAGAAATTCAATATTATGCTAAGCCAACAGCGCTAAGCGATGCGAATACAACTAACGTTATTTTGACGAATCACCCGAAGATTTATTTACATGGCGCATTGGCGCATTTATATCAATGGTCGATGCAACCAGACCAGGCTGAATACCACGAAAACAAATTCCAAGCGGCCATTCGCGGGGCTAATAAACTGTATAAGCGTGGCAGATACGGGCCGGCACCTAAAATACGCATAGAAGGCTCCACGCCATGACTTTCCGCACCGTTCCGGTTGATATAGTTGGTCAGTCGTACAAACACCGCAGCCGGTCACTATCGTCTCAGT